TTTCAATCAATATTCATTCCCCACTCAAAAAACCAGAACCAGTTACATCAAATCTAAGTAACTTAACATTTAGTTCTAACGGTAATATTGGAATGGGAACGGCTTTTCCTAGAACAAAACTTGATATTCGTGGTTGGTAAAAATCATTGTTGTTATATAGTAGAATGTAGGGGTGGAGAACTTTATTGTGGGTATTCTAATAATGTTGAAAAACGAGTAGATACCCACAATAAATCTTTAGGGGCAAAATATACAAAGACACGATTGCCTGTTAGATTAGTATATACTGAATGTTTTGATACCAAGAGTGAAGCAATGAAGAGGGAGTATCAAATCAAACAATTGAACCGTCAACAAAAACTAAAACTAATAAATGAAAAACAATAAAGCATTTACATTAATAGAATTAGTATTAGCAATAACTATATTGCTTGGTATTATTGGTGCAATTGTTATTAACTATGATAGTTTGGTGGGTAATACTAGATACTACGAAGCAAGAGAGAATCTGAAGACTTATTTAATTAATTTAAAGTATCAATCCGCATTTCAACAAAAAGAGTTTGAACTTACATTTGATCCAGATTATAATATGTATAGTTCGTTTGAAGACTTTTATTTATTAGATGCTGTAACAAATGATTTGAAGATACTAGAAACAAGTGCCACAAAGATTGTGTTTTTTCTTGATGGTAGTGTACAAGAGAGTTATATTGTTACAAGCAACTTGGAGGGAACTATTACCAACAAATTTATTATCAATGTTATTGGTGAGGTAAAATACGAAGGTTATACCAATGACATTATAGAAAATAAAGAATCAGAAGTACAAACAGAATAAAGTTATGACCAAAGTTTATTTGCCGGTTATATGTTATAATCATACAGTGTTATCGCACTTTATGTTTAGTGTGATGAAGTTAATCTTTGAAGGACAAAAGAGAGGTATATCATTTGCTTTGGATTGTATATACTTTGAAAGTCTAATTGCTAGAGCACGTAATGCTGCAGCTGCTAGTTTTCTAAATCAACCTGATTGTGACTATATGATGTTTATTGATAGTGATATCAGTTTTGAACCAGACAGTTTCTTTTCGTTATTGAAAGCTGATAAAGATGTTGTTTCAGGATTATACCCGAAGAAATATATCAATTCATCCAAAGTAAAATTATTGGCACAAAGTGGACCCGAAACAATAGGGGATAGATTTGAAGAAGCTTGTACTGACTTTGCTACTGAGATCAAATTTGGGAAAGATGTTAAAACCATAGAGAAAGTAAATTATGCGGCTACTGGTTTTATGTTGTTCAAGAAACGTGTCTTTAATCAGATTGCTAGAGAAATGCCTAATATAGCATACAAGAATGATATTGATGGGTATATGGGATATGGAGACAAGTTCTATGATTTCTTCCCGTGTAAAATAAATGAACAAACCAAACGATATGAAAGTGAAGATTATGGCTTTTGCAATCTTTATAGAAGTATTGGTGGTGAGATATATGTAGATACAACTTGCAACTTGACACACTATGGTTGGAAGGGATATAAAGGTAACTTTTATCAACAAAACAAACTGTTTACTGTATGAGATTAATAATTTGTTTACCCGGCAATAATTTCTCAGGTCAATGGTTAGATAGCTTTATACCATTTTATAATTGGTGTATTCAAAACAAAATCACTCCAATATTATCTCGTAGGGAATCTTGCAACATTTATTATGTACGTAATATGTGTTTGGGTGGTGATTCTAATGCTGGAGAAAATCAAAAGCCGTGGCAAGGCAGAGTTGATTATGATTATATGTTATGGATTGATAGTGACAACATATTCAGTATAGATAACTTCGTTAAACTATACAATATGCGAAAGGAAATTGCATCTGGTCTATATCTAATGCAAGATGGTAAACACTATGCTACAGTCAAAGATTGGAATGAAGATCATTTCAAAAAATATGGTAGTTTTGAATTTTTAACACCTTCTAAGTTAAAAGAACACAGTGATCCTTTTGTTGTGGATTACACTGGATTTGGCTTTATACTTATAAAAAAGGGTGTATTTGAAAAACTAAAGTATCCTTGGTTTAGACCAATGTGGAAACAGTTTGGCAATGTTACTGAATTTACGATGGAAGATGTAAGCTTCTGTCATTTGATTAAAGAACAAGGTATAAATGTTTGGGTACATCCAGAGGTTATTGTTAAACACGAAAAGAAAGTATTGTTATGATAATATGGTTTACAGGTCAGCCAAATAGTGGTAAAACCACTTTAGCATTAGAACTAGTTCACAGTTTACACGAAATGCGTAAAGATGTTACCGCAACAATAATAGATGGCGACTCACTAAGAACAATTACAAAAAACGTAGACTATTCAAAAGATGGTAGACGTAAAAATGTACAAACCGCTATAAATTTATCTATCAATTCAGATACAACTAATGATTATACTGTTGTAGCACTTGTATCGCCATTTAGAGATTTACGTGAGTCATTAAAAAATAACAACAAACATACTGTTAAAGAAGTATATTTACATAGTAACAGATTACGTGAGGGTAAAATGGTAGATTATTATGAACCACCACTAACCAATTATCTTGACATTGATACTGATAAGCATACAATAGAAGAATCAATTAAATTAATCTTAGACTATATCAAATGAAAGCAATTATTGCAATGGCGGAAAATAGAGTTATAGGCAAAAATGGTGGATTACCTTGGCCTAGTATAAAAGAAGACTTTAAGTGGTTCAAAGAATTTACCACGGGTAAAAAACTTATTGTGGGTAAAAATACATTTGATACTCTTCCTATGCTCAAGAATAGAGAATGTCTTGTATTAACCAGACCAGTGGAACAATTTGATGCTTATATAACAAATCAATATCTAGTAAACAATAACTCTATGAGTGGTCAAATGATTACTATGGAGGATGTTGAGCTGTATAGCAAAGGTAATACCGAAGATTTAATTGTAGCGGGTGGAGCTAAAACATATGTTAGATTATTACCATATATTACAGAATTTTATGTTACGCATGTAAATGGTAGTTATGAGGGTGATACATTTATGCCACCATTTGAAGATTTGTTTACTAATAAAGAAGTTGTAAAAGAATTTGACGGACACAAAGTTATAAAGTATACTAAGTAATATGAACAAAGTAGACACAGAATATTTCAGAATTGTCAATGATATTTTGACAAACGGAAGACTTAAAAAGAACCGAACTGGTGTAGATACCATTGGTATTTTTGGTGCTCAAGCCAAATACAATGTGGATCTAAACGCATTTCCTCTATTAACCACCAAAAAAGTTCATTGGCCAGCAATTGTTCACGAATTGCTTTGGTTTATCAGTGGAGATACCAACATCAAGTATCTGGTTGATAACAATGTTCGTATTTGGAATGAATGGGCATTTTCTCGTTATCAGAAAGTCAAACCAAGATTGGGTGGATTAATGTTAGCAGATGAATTATTGTTGTCTAATCAAGAAAAACGAGTATTGGCTTCCAAGTTAGAACCAGAAGATTTTGATGTGGTTGATAGTATAAAGAAATCAATACAGGAAAAACAAAATAAATTCATTGACCGAATCAAAAACGATGTTGAATTTGCTAAGGAATGGGGTGAATTGGGTGAAGGAACTTATGGTAGAATGTGGCGGGATTTTCCATTTTTTACAATTGTTGATAAAACTGATCCATCAACGATGCCAAAATTCAAATCTTTAGGAACAAAGGGAACGTATTGTGGAGATGAACCATTAACTTTTCTAGGAAGAATTGATCAAATTACAAAAGTTCTTGAAAAGTTAAAAAACAATCCAGATGATCGTCGTATGATTGTGAGTGCATGGCATCCACACTGGGTAGATCATTGCGCATTGCCACCCTGTCATTGTCTTTTCCACTTTCATACAGAAGAATTGACTTTGGAAGAGAGAGTTGAGATTTTACAGAAACAAGTTGGTCCTGTAAATCTTCCTAAATCTGATGTGTGGATCATTCAAAAACTGAACGAGGACAATATTCCAACTCGTCGTTTGAATTGTTTGTTATACCAAAGATCCGTGGACACTGCACTTGGAAAGCCATTTAATATTGCAAGTTATGCACTGTTAACTGCTATGATTGCGCAAACTGTTAATATGGTTCCAGGTATGTTTACGCATTCAATGGGTGATACGCATATTTATGTAAATCACATTGACGGATTGAAGTTACAATTAACTAGAGAACCAAAGAAACTACCTAGAGTTTGGTTGAATCCAGAAGTTAAATCACTGTTTGATTTCAAGTATGATGATATCAAATTATTAGATTATGAGTTTCATCCAACAATTAAGTTTGATGTAGCTGTATGAAAAAACAGACCAAGAAAGAAAAAGAAGAAATTAAGATGAAGTTGGCTTATTTTGACCGACTTGTAAAACAAACCCGTGAACTAATTAAACAAGGTTATACTGTACCAGATTTAAGCAGTTTGGTACGTCCAAGCAGATGAAATACAAATATAGCGTTAGAATACATAATGTATCTACTACCGAAGAATTAGAAACTATAATGAACGAATATGGTTCAAAAGGTATTCGCGTCATTAAAGCAGATTTCTTAGGTTCTAAACTAGTTAACTGTAGACAACAAGCTAGATATACTCTATACTTAGAAGAGAAAATTAAAAAATGATAATATATGTATAATTTATTTTTGGATGACCTGCGCATTCCAACGCATGTAACTTGGGTTAATGTCCCAAAAGATCAACATTATTCAGTGGTAAGAAACTATCAAGAGTTCGTAGACATAATTACACTACGAGGACTTCCTAAGTTTGTTTGCTACGATCACGATTTAAATGATATTCATTATGGACATGGTTTACAAGGTGATGATATTCCATACGATTCATATACTGAAAAGACTGGATATGACGCTGCAAAATGGCTTGTGGATTATTGTATGAAGAAGGGTGTTAAACATCCTCCGTATGTAGTACACTCTATGAATCCCGTGGGTAAACAAAATATTATTAGTTATGTGGAATCGTATAACAAAACTGTTTAAAGACATTGCTAGTGGGTGTATAGTTATCTTTTTGTTTTATTTCGCTATTGCAAGTATTGTCTTTGCACTTAGACATCCTTGGGCTACTAGAACAGAGCAAATGATTCATATTGGTGACGCTTTAATGTTTAATAAAATATCCTATAAAGAAATGAGAGGAGAATATGAAGAGCGCTGATAATATTGTTGAATTAACAGATAAAGATATTAAAAAGTATACCAAGTTAAAAGAGGGTGAAAATATCAAGTCTGATGATTTGGTTCATATTGAAGAAAATACTTATGCTAAAGTAGGTAAAGGAAACATATTGTGTAAGCTTTCAGTAAACAAGTATAATACAATTTTGAGGGCAAAATGATTAAGTTGTTATTTGCACTGTCAATATTAGTATTTGTTTATATTATTGGTTGGCATCAAATTTACGGACAATTTATTAATTCATTTTATAAAAAATATGAAATGTGGTTGATATGGTTAAGTGTGCCTAGTACATTGTTATCAATATATGCTACAAAATTATTAGCAGAATATTTTAATGGAAAAATGTGGCCAAATAGAATTTTTACATTTAGTATTGGTATAGTTATGTTTACAATATTGACACATATTTATTTTAATGAAAAAATAAGTATTAAAACATTGACACTAATTGCATTAAGTGCATTAATAGTTATATTACAAGTTTTGTGGAAATAAATTATGAATAATAAAATTGAAAAATTACCCAATGGTGACTTTAAAGTAATATCTGAAATGGAAGAATGTATTGTATGTGGTGTTGAAACAAATGAACCCAAAGACAAACATATTGACTATCGATATCACTATGTAGAAGGTGTTGGTCAACTTTGCGGTAAATGTGCTGAAAAATATGAATAAACTAACTAAACCAAATGCTTTTGTATTTAAAGCATTCATTGACAATCAATACAGACTATGTGTATGTCCTCGTATTGATAATAAGTGGAGTGAAAAAGATATTGTATATATCCAAAACTACGATGGAGCATTCGATGATGTGCTTCATGAGAAAAATTTCAGTATTCTATTTGTAGGATATGAAAAAACAGATGAAACAAATGGATCATTTACTTTGAAAAACGTTAATGCTCAATATCTCAAAAGTGATACATCAATCGCTAGTGAAATGTATAGCAAGGGAACTTTTTTTGAAACAATAGAACAAGGATATCAATTATTTTATGAGCAACCAGAACGGCAAGGGGAGCAAACCCAGACCAACCAATAAAAAACAATACGATAAAAATTACGACTCAATTAATTGGGGAGATAAAAAGAAATCCAAATCAACTGAGAAGTGAAAAAAGTAATTCTTTCCAAAATAGAATATGAGTTTTTAGTGGAATGTTTGGAGAAACTAGAGAAACAAACAGATAATTCTCTTGCAGATCCCAAATGGTCTGAAAAACTAGATACAACTCAAAGACTATATGAGTTGGAAATGGAATACTATAAAATTAAAAAATACGGAGAACCATCTACCAAATATGATATGGTAAGATGGTTACTCACCAAAGTAAAAAACAAAACACTTGACTTTTAATTAGTTAATTGTTAACATAGGTTATGTTAAATTTTAATTCAGATAAAAAGAAGATTGTCATTGTTGCTGATCCACACAATGATATTAATAAACTTGATAAGATCCTCACTAAAGAGGATGCTGATATCAACATTGTTTTGGGTGATTGGTATGATAGCTTTGTATATGATGATCCAATTCATTACGAAGCTACTACAAAATATCTAAGAGACACGTTTCTACCCAACCCAAAGAACTATACTCTATTTGGTAACCACGATATACATTATCTGTATTACAATGAAAGTGCGATGTGTAGTGGTTATGAAGAATGGAAATATAGAACTATTGACGAAACATTAGGTAAAGATCGTGGAACTGTTCGTAACAAGTTTCATTGGTTTATTGTGTTGGATGATATTCTACTAACCCACGCTGGATTGGATACTAGACTATTACCTCCACAGATTAAAACTAACACGGATATATTTAATTATCTTGATGAACAGTCAAAACAAGCATCTTCCAAATTGCTTTCAAATGATCTTCATTGGTTTTATCAAGTTGGACGTAGTAGAGGCGGTATGAATAGAACTGGTGGCATTGTTTGGTGTGATTTTGATCATGAGTTTAGTCCTATTGATGATTTGAAACAAATTGTGGGTCATACTAGTCAATGGGAAACTGGTAGAGCTAAACAACACAATAGTGAAGGATACATTAATATTACAGATGCAAATAATATTTGTATTGATTGTCATATGAATCAGTATCTTGTAATGACCGATGGAAAGTTGGAGTTAAAAAATTACATAGATCTGTAAGTAATAAAGGTTTATTTGTAACAAATTACAGAGGGATGTTACGTAACTGTGACATCCCTTTACTTTTGCATTGTTTATGATATTTTAAAGTATATGGACGACCTTCAAATTACTTGTAACTATTGTGACACCGCAGCTAAAATAAAACGGGATAAGATTTATATGCAATGTCATTGTGATGATGACCGTCGTATAATTGATATACGAGAGTATCTTTTAGAAGACAAACATCACGATTATTTATATTCTATGTTCAGTGATAATTTTGTGTATAATGAAGCCAAAGCTTGATAGTTATACTTAAAGAAAGGTATAACATTATGTCAGGTCTTTATTTGGGAATCAAAACACAAAATCCAGTAGTTGGTATTACCAGCAACAATCCAGGCGCAGCAAATGCTATGTTAGCCGCACAACAAATGGCACAAGCACAACAACAACCACAACCAGTTCATCAAGATTCAAAGTGGAATCAAGGACAAGGTACTGTTGTACACGAAATGCCTTGGCACAAAGCACATCCTGGTTTGAAGAACGTTCAATAATTTTATTTGTTTGTTTATTCATCACACACCCCACAGTAAAATGTGGGGTTTTTGTTTGACAGTCAAATATACTATGATATAATATAATAATATGGATCTCAACGCTAAAAAAATCAACGAAAGCTTAGAAAAATCTGAAGCTACTGAATTGAAACCTTGGTACAGAACCAACAAATATGGCGATTGGATATTGGATCATATTGCCTATGGATGGCGTGTATATTACAAATATTATGATGTAAAACGATGGATTATTAGTACCTATCAACGTATGCGTTATGGTGTAAGTGATAGTGAATGTTGGAGTTTGGACTGGACACTTACAAATTTTATTCTACCCAGACTAAAACATTTCAAGAAGATCAATGTTCATACATACCCACCAGATATTACACCTGAACGATGGAATGAAATATTGGATGAATTGATTTGGACATTTGAATATATGCATGATGAAGAAAAGTTCAATCCAACTCCTATGTTTAGATATGAAGTTGACAATATGGATGATTACTTTAAAAATATCAAACGTGAAAAAACACCAGAACAAAAACAAGCTTGGGATGAATATCTGAAGAAAAATGAAGAACTAGAAGAACGTCGTAAAAAAGGAATGTTATTGTTCGCTGAATATTATCAACAACTATGGGATTAAATTATACACCTCCAGACTGGAACGAATGGTTTTTGCAAGGAGTTTATTGGGTTGCTAGTAAATCCAAAGATCCCAAGACCAAGATTGGCGCTCTTATTGTAAAAGACAAACGTATCATTTCAACAGGCTACAACGGTATTCCTATTGGAGTAGATGACAAAAATGAATTACGTCACGAAAGACCAGAAAAATACAAGTGGTATGAACATGGCGAACGTAATGCAATTTACGCAGCTGCCAAGTACGGTATAAACACCGATGGCGCAATTCTTTATACCAATGCGCTTCCATGCGCAGATTGTGCTAGGGGTATAATTCAAAGTGGTATCAAATGTGTTTATATACATCAACAATTCAATGATTTGTGTAACTCAACACAAAGAGAACAATGGAAGGGACATGACAATGCTACTTTCACAATGTTTAATGAATCTGGAGTAGAAGTACATACCATTGATAGAATTTTAGGATGTAAAGCATATTTTGACGGAAAAGTGTTTGACATTTAAAAAAAGGTGTGGTAGAGTTTATCTATGATCAATAATAATGAGTTGTTCGCTAAGGTACTGGCTGATAATCCTCTTCCGTATCGTTGTGGTGATAAGGTAAATACCAATCGTGGTATTGGTTATATCAGTGGTTATAACTTCAAGGACCGTGAAAAGACTTGGAAGTTTACTATTCGTCCATATGGACTACCCAATTATTATATTGATGTTGAAACTGTATATGGAAAGGTAGAATAATATGGAATTTGAAAGTAATACGGATATTTTAAGAGATTTGATGGATCAACTACATACATTACATAAAGAAAATGCTAGGTTGCTTCAGAAAATCGAAGCGTTAGAAAAACATAATGAAGAATTGAATCGTAAGTTAAAAAGCATTCAAGCAATATTTCTATGAAAATCTTTTTAGTATTTTTTATTAATTTGTCAGTATCATTGTTAACCAGTATATTGCTTTATAAGTTATTTAAAGTGGATGTATCTCCCACAATTATTTCTATTGGATTGATTGTTGTGTATATGTGTTTACCACAACGATTTCACGATTGGATTGCTGAAAAATGAATATTAGACCATCACAGTGTTTTGAATGTGAGACTGGAACATACAAAGATGTTACTGTCAATTATTTCTCACAATTAAGTGGGGGAAGAAGTTGTGTAACCAAAGATGTAACAATTCAACGTTGTGACACTTGTGGTGCTGAAATTTTAGATTCTAAAGCGTCTAAGATAATTGAATCAAATATTGAACGTAATTTTCCCGGTCATTACGATAAGTGGAAAACCAAGAACAAACCCAGATTATGAACATTCACGTTCCCGAAGAAATTAAATCTAAATATCCTCATATGGAATTTAGGGGTAAACAACGTCAATTAAATGATAGAATTGTGATTGAAGCGTACAATCATGCAATTAATCAGAACTTTTTCTATAGTTTTGATGAGGATTTCTTTTGGTTTCCCGGTCAAATTCCAGACTACAAACTTCCAAAGATATGAGTAAAATGGAATTACCATGTAATACGTGTCCTCATAATTCAGTATGTTGTAAATGGGGAACATTTTTGTCAAATGAAGAGGGTGAATCTTTACTAAAAGAATTTGGTGTTGAGTTCATATTTTTTGATAATGATAAAAAAGAATATCGTACTCAAACTTGGAATGGCAGATGTGTATTTTGGAAAAATAATGAATGTACCATTCACTCTCATAAATTTTATCCATCTGTATGTCGTAAATTCCCTTGGGAAGACGGTAGAAATCCATCTTTACCAATGGCGTATGACGCAACTTTGTGTCCAGAAATCTCTTGACTTAATATAAATCTTTGGTAATCTAGACTTATGAGTGAACAAACCTATATGAACCTAAAAGATGCAGTAAAGCGTCCTAAGTTTGATCTTAAAAACATCAATCGTGCGAATACCCAATTCAAACGATTGGTTGATAATTACCAGAAATGGAATGAAGATGAGGGTCTTAATGAACCTCGTTCGACATATGAAGACGACATTATTGAGTGTCTTGGTCATTATGATTTGGATGGTTATCAACTTGCTGAATATTTGCATGATTACAAATATGTTGAACCAAACACTGAACTAGTAGATATTCTGGATGATGCTCTTTTTGTGAAGAGTTCTCTTGAAAGAGAAATGTTTGCTCAATGGGTTAAAGAAAACTTTTTGACCATTCCAGAGGATGTGGTTGGTAAGAAGGTTAATGCGAAACAGAATCTTCGTAAATATGAAGATCATTACATTACTGGAATTAGACCAGACACTTATCAAGTAACTGTTAGTGAAAATGCTACCAAGCAAGGTGGTTGGATTGTTGGATTTGAAAATGTAACTTTTGTTAATTAATATGAATGTGAATCAATTGATTAAACGACTACAAATGTACCCACCAGATTTGCGTGTGGTTGTTCGTGGTTATGAAGGTGGATACAATGATGTAGACACTTTTGAAAATCTCAAGATTGTGCTTGACTATCATAGTGCATGGTATTATGGCAAACATGAGGATGCGTCAACCATCCATAATGAAGAAGTTAAAGCTAATGTTGTTGATGCATTACAAATTGGATAAAAACAAGATTGGGTTATATGGAACAGTTATTGGTACATTTAGTAGCAGACTATTACTTTCAAAGTGATTGGATGGCGTTAAACAAAAACAAGCGATCCATTCCTTGTTTGGTTCATTGTGTGTTATATACTGTACCATTTTTGTTGCTTACCCAAAATTTATTGGCATTATTTCTAATATTTGCTACCCACTTCGTTCAAGACAGATGGTGTATTATCAAATACTTTGTGTGGTATAAAAATCGTATAGGTCCAGACTGGTCCTATCCATCATATGACAAATGTAATGTAACTGGTTATTATGATGATTGGAAAAATACCGATCCAGATGCTAGACCCAAGTTTATTAGTACTTGGCTATACATTATAAGCGATAATACCTACCATCTAGTTTGCAATTATTTGATTCTGAAATATTTGGCTTGAGTTTCTTTAAAGTCTTGATAAATTGATTTTATGAAAAATAATCGTAGATATCGTGAGAAGTGTAATGCTAACACTATTGGTATATCTTCTACATACGCAAATCAGCGTATCCATGACTTTCTTAAGGGTTGGGGAACTATATCCAAAGATGGTAAATCTATTCTTTGGGATACGTGGCGACCATTAACCAAAAAGCAACGTGAAAAGATGGATCGTCATTGGAAGAAAAATCCTCCGTTCTCAGAAGTCATATTTCCTGTTATTAATAAAGTGATGCCTACTATAACTGCCGACGAAATTGTGTCTGTCCAACCAATGATGAATCCACCTTCTGGTTCTAAATTTTTCGTTGACTTTCCGTAAAGTCGTGGTAAATTAGACATATGAAGATTGACATAGAAAAGGTTGACCTCACCCAATTTATGGTGCATGAACATTCACTTAATGGTGAAATTGTTTATTTGATTCAACCTCAACATATCGGCACCAAGTGGACTCAAGACAACAAGCACATGCGTAGTGTGGTTGTGAATTATGCTGGTGAAGTTATTAGTGCATCATTTCCTAAGTTTACCAACTGGGGTGAGAATCCTGATCACTTTCCTGTTCCTAACTCACTAAAGAATGCAACTATTGTTGAAAAACTTGACGGTAGCACTTTAATTGTTAGCAAGTATAACGGACAATATATTCTGCGTACCCGTGGAACTGTTGATGCGTCTAAGCTGGCTAATGGTTTTGAGTTGGAACTATTCAAGTCAACTATTCTAAATAAGTTGCAGGATAATAATGATACTTGGGATTATTCTATCATTTGGGAATGGCTGTCTCCAATCAATAAAATTGTGCTATCGTATGGTGATGAACCTATGTGGAAGTTGATTGGTTTTATTAATCATATCAACTATTCACTTGCACAACAAGATATGTTGGATGCTATGGCTAAGAAGTATGATTTACTTCGTCCAGAAATCTATACTTTTACTGATATATCTGATATGTTACAGATTGTAGATAAGTGGCAGAATAAAGAGGGTGTATGTTTATATAGTAAGAATGACCAAGTTATTCATAAGATTAAAGCATCAAAATATCTCCTGTTACATCATCTAAAGTCTGAACTTAGTTCACTAGAAAAAGTATTGGATGTCTGGCTAGAGCAAGGTATGCCTGACTATCGGACTTTCTACAACTATATCTTTACCACTTTTGATTTTGAGTTAGCAGAGCAAATTAAAGGTACAATTAGCCGTATTTGTGATGCTAAGAAGGAAGTGGATCTGATTGTGAGTGGTATGAATGATTTTGTGAATAACAGACTCAAGACTCTACCTACTCGTAAGTTACAGGCTGAACAAGTAATTTCAGCTTATGGTAATACCAATCGTGCGGCTTTTTTGTTCAAAATTTTGGATAATCGTCCATTGGGCAAGGAAGAATATAAGAAGTTACTATTTCAAGTATTAAAGAACTAAAACAATAACCCCACTATTAATTTAGTGGGGTTTTATTTTTTGTATATATTTATATAGATATGAACAATTTACTTAACGAAACATTTCAAAAGCATTTAACTCTTCTACACAAAAGATTGAATGAATCTATGTCTGAAGAAAATGTTGATCTTTTAAATGAAGGTTTTAAAGATATATTGACAGCTATGGCTGTTGCGGGTGCTGTATTACTTAGCGGCAAGGTAGGATATGACAATATTCAATTGAGGAAAAAATGGGAAGACGCGTATGAAAAGGTGAAAGTGAGTGATCCTGAGAAGGCTGAAAGAATAAAAAGGTTGATTGCGGTTCATAGATTTACTAGTTCAAAATATTTTGGCAGAAGACAAAATGCGAAGGAGGAGATAGAAAGTATTATTGATGATTTTAATAACTCTACTAATAAGTAAATAATTAATCATTTAAATAATTAAAACACTAACCCCACTATTAATTTAGTGGGGTTTTTTATTTTTCTATATATTTATATTATATGAGTAATAAACTTAACGAAACATTTAAAAAACATTTAGGTCTTCTCAATAAAAAATTGAATGAAGGATTATTTGAGCCTGACGACGACACCATAGGTGCTAAACTAGGCTTTTGGCTAGATCAAAATAGTAGTGGTTATGCCTCTTCATTTGAAGTTGATACCGTTTTGGATGATTTAGATATTGAAAAAGGTACGCCTGCATTTAATGAATTGGTGGATGAATTCAAAGAAAGTGGTTATGAATTGAAAGGAAACGAGTTTGTAAAAATTGTTAAAAAAGTTAAAAAAGGTAGTGGCGTATCAGATGAAGTAGTAAAAGATACTGCTAAGCAATATATAAAACATTTTGGTAAAGGTTCATATTCTTTGGGAATCTCAGCTAAAGATTTTGTAAGTTTGAGTCAAGGAGAAGGAGATTCCGATATTAGAAGCAACTTTCCAAATTGGAGTGATGAAAACTTTAAACAAGTATTAGACATACTTTATACAGATGGTGGATTAAAAAGACCAGTAGATGAAACATTTCAAAAACACTTGGGTCTTCTACGTAAAAAATTGAACGAGGACACTGGTGACATTGTATCTATGATTGAACGATACATCGAAATTATAGAAACTCTTAAGAGTGTAGCTTTAAGCTACGACGGTGACACTCCAGCTTTGGAAGATGAAAAACGTAATATCAAATCTCAAATTATTAGTTCCAAAGGACAAGAATACTTTAATATGGTTGATGAACTAGCTGAACTAAAAGTTCGTAAAGGTAACCAATCTAAAGTTGAAGCATTAGCAAATCGATTGGGACTGCCACAATTAGCATTAAGTGAAGTAACTACTGATGGTGGTTCACTACCTGAACTTGCTTTAAAAGGCGCTGAGGTAATTGATGTAATGACATCGAGTGATGGCAAAGTTCATCTTCGAATAAAAGCTGCAAATTCAACCCAGTTATATGACGCTGTATTAGTATAAAAAAGATAATCTTTATATCAAGCCCCACCGATTAAAATAAATTGGTGGGGTTTTTTACTTTAATGTAACTAATTATATACAAGAGTTTGATATTTAATATTATATGAATACACTAAAAAAGTTTTTTAAGATGGTTTTTGGTAATAACGATAATAACGAGTGTTATGATTTAGTGTTATTGAAAGCTGTTTTAGATAGTAACAAACAACAAACTGAAAGGTTAAACGAAATTATGGCTGCAATTAATAATCTACAAGACGCATTGGCACGTTTGAGTGCTGCAACTGATAGTGCTGTAACAGTATTAAACACTCCACATCCAAGTGAAGAAGCAATTCAAGCTGCTGCTGACTTGGTAAATGCACAAGCTGCTCGTTTGGAAGCTGCTAGTGACAATGATCCAACAACCACTGCCTAATTCACATATTAGTTGAATATGAAAACCCCACTATTAATTTAGTGGGGTTATTTGTTTATTAGTTCTTCTTTGGTTTGGTTGGTCTATCACCATCTTTTGGTGGACCATCGTGTTTTGGACCTCTTGGACCGCCTGGTGGTGGACCAAAACTTCTCATTAATTTACGATCATCATCACTGACCTTGGTACGTTCTTCTTTGTCCAACTTACCATCTTTATTCACATCATATTTAGCAACCAAAGCAACACGTTGTGCTTTTTGTTCCTCTGTCAACTTTGGACGAGGAGGACGATTACCTGGAGGTGGACCTTTTGGACCTTCTTGAGCATTTAGAGATAATGCTGCGGTTAATACTAATAGATATTTTAACATATATTTCCTTTGTTTGTGTAACCACCATTGATTACATTACATATATACCATATCAACCACCCCAAATAAACATCTTTTACTTCCTCTTTACAATTTTCTCTTGACTTTATAACAAGTAGATGTTAATATACACATATGAATAACACAATTTATATTGCCGTTGGCTTGCCTGGAAGTGGTAAGTCAACTTATGCAAAGAACTTTATTAAAGACAAAGATATTGAATATCTAAGTAGTGATGAACTACGTGCAAAATTTGGAAGTGGAGAAACGGACCAAACTTGCACAAATCAAGTTTTTGGTCATATCAAACGAAAGGTTGACGAATTTCTAAAAGATGGTAAAAATGTATTAGTAGACGCAACTAGTGTAAATCGTAGAGAACGAAGTGACTACACTAATACAGCCAAAAAGTATGGTGCAAAGGTAGTTGCTCTTGTATTCAAGATGGATCGTGATGGATTAATTGCACGAAACCAGAAGAGAGGTAGTGAAGGTGGTAGAGTTGTACCTACTTTTGTAATCGACAAAATGCTTGCTAAGTTTGAAGAACCTTCTACAAATGAAGGCATTGATGAGGTAATTTATGTTTGAAAGACCGCTAAAACTAATTCATAATGATGATCACAAGGTATTCTTTACCAGTGATACTCATTTCCGACATAATCAAAGCTTCATATTTGAAGCTAGAGGATATAAAGATCGTTATGAACACGATGATGCTTTGATTGCGAAGATCAATGAAGTGGTGCGTCCAGAAGATACACTAATTCATCTTGGTGATTTTTGTCTTAATATTACTCCGCCTGAGTTCAATGAAATTCTGGCTAGAATCAATTGTCAAAACATTGCTTATATTTGGGGCAATCATAACAGCTGTATTCGTAAGCATTATGAAGATGCTGTTGCTGGCCATTTGAATATGGTTAGATTCACTGGTAACAGTCCTAATGATGGCATTGAAGTGTATCCATATGCAATTGGTAAACTAACTTATCTGGGTTATTATAAGGAACTAATTGTAAATGGTCATATGATTGTTATTCATCATTACCCACATCAAATCTTTAACCAAATGCAAAAGGGTGCTTGGCAGTTGAGTGGTCATAGTCACTATACCAATCCAACCACTCAGGTAGATTATCCAGACAATAAAATTCTGGATGTAGGTTGGGATGGTCACGGTAAGCCGTTGTCATTCCCAGAGATTCAGAAGATTATGTTGAATAAGAACCACGTTAAGCAAGATAAACATCATTAAGTATACAAATCCCCTCCGTAAAAAGAGGGGATTTTTGTTTTGACTTGTTATAAAACCTGTGGTAGATTGAGTTTGTTATGTCAAAGCCATATATTCACGCTCAAAGTTCAGTCCGTAAGTTCGGCGGTCAGCCACAGGATTATGAACCTATTCACGCCTTTATGGATTGTAGTAAGGGTGCAATTGCGGATAACCGACATCGTGCTCTAACCCACAATAGTTGGTTTCTTAGTAATATTCTGGAACGAGTAAAGTTTGCTAATAGTGGTCCAGAAACAAGTGATCATCGTTTTCCTACTATTATTAATAGTGATGGACGTAGTGTAAGTGTGCGGGATATTGGTGAACAACATTGTTTGGAAGACTTTGCTAATAAGTTTATTCCTTCAGCACAAGATTATCTGGCTGAAATGGAGTTCAAGAGTTGGATGCAGAATGGCATTTCACATCCTCCTAGCTTTGTGAAAATTGATGAAGGTCGTAAATCCCGTGCTAAAAATGGTTTGACTTCTAAAACTTTCGGTGGTAGTATTAAAAATGTAATCGGAGACTAACAAAACAAAACAAAACATATGAAAGAGTCACTTAAGAAAATTGAAGAGCTAAAGAATCAACTCAACACAGTTAAGTCAGAACTCCAGAAGGAGTTTAAGGCTGAACTAAAGAAGATCTTTGTTGATAATCCTACACTGGACAGCATTGAGATGTATCTTAATAACCACGAATTTAACGATGGTGGCGCAACCTCATTCTATATTGGATATGAAGATCTCAAGATTGTAGTAGAAGGTGAAGAAGTTGAACGTGAGTGGGATAATGCAACGAAGGAATATAAGCCAAATCCACTGCTTGAATCACTAATTGAACTTTTTGGTGATGTTCAGTGTATCCACGAAGACCTATATGGTGATGAATATGAACATCTGTCTATTATCCGTGAGGAAGTTCTAAAGTTTTAATATATGAGTTCATATCGTAGAGCAACATTACAGGATCTAGCCAAACTTGGTTACGTTCCTAATACACAAAAGTATAGTGAACATATTGCGTTTGCCAAGAAGTATTATCCTCCTGAAGCAACCACAATGGTTATGGTAGTTCATAGTGAGTACAACGATTGTACCTATGATAATAGTTTTCAGTATGTCATTGTATATGACAAGGATGGCAATGAACTTCCTCCACTAAAGAAGACTGCCAAAGAATGTCGTGCAAATTGGAATATTGATAATCTGCCTATTCCAAACACAAGAGACGGCGATTATGATTCAGCTGAATCAGATGAACCTTTGAATGATGTAGTTATTCCATTGACCACTGAAGTTCCAGAACTTTATATCAAGGAGAATTAATATATGTTTAGTAATAAAAATATTGTAAAGTATTGCACAAAGTATTTTGTTTTGATGACAGCGGGTGCTTATGTTTTTAACACATCCGTGATATTGATTAATCAAAAAAGTGACATTGCAAATCTTATCGGGTCCGCACTTTTTGCTGGACTTTTTATCAGCACGCTGGTAATCTTAAAAAGTGATGTGACCAAGTTGGTCAAGAAACTAGAAGAAAATAAAAACAAAGAAAATAAAAACAAAGAAAATGAATAAGAAGATCGTTAGTCTAATCGCCGGTATCGTCGCCATCTCAACTTTCACTGGTTGTGATAGGGTTGAGCCTGGTTATGTTGGTATCAAGGTAAATCAGTGGGGTAGCCAGAAGGGAGTCAATGATTTCCCGTTGGTTACTGGTGGTGTGTTCTACAACCCTATCACTGAGGATATCTATAAGTTCCCTACTTTTATGCAGAATGCTGTGTGGGATCGTGAACGTGGGAGCAAGGAAAGTCCTGGCGATGACAGTGTAACTTTCAATAGTATTGAAGGTGCGGTGGTTAATGCTGATATTGCTCTGGCTTACACGTTTATTGCTGAGAAGGTTCCTCAGATTTTCGTTGAGTTTCGTCAGTCGCCTGATGTTATTACTCATGGATTTATGAGGAATGAGGTGAATAACGCATTCAATCGTGTTGCTAGTACTATGAAGGCTAGTGACATCTTTGGTGAGAGGAAGCAGTATCTTCTTGACAATGTTAAGAGCAATCTTAACGTCCAACTTGGACCCAAGGGATTTAGGTTTGAGTTGATCAGCTTCCACGGTGGTCTTCGTGTTGATCAGAGTGTTCAGACTCGTATCAATGCTGTACTAGAAGCTAGTCAGAAGGCTATTGAGGCTGAAACCAAGGTTCGTCAAAGTAAGGCTGAGGCGGATCAGGTGATTGAGAAGGCTCGTGGTGAGAAGGAAAGTAACATTGCCAAGGCAGAGGGTGAGGCTCGGAGTATTGCTCTTAAGGCAGAGGCTCAGTCCAAGGCTAACTTGGTGTTGGCTCAGTCTCTAACCCCGGCACTGGTTCAGTATGAAGCGCTTCAGAGGTGGGATGGTAAGTTGCCGGTATATAATGGCGGAGGAGTTGTGCCGTTCATTAATGTTGGAAATACCAACCGATAAGTGGTAGGATAAGTGGAGAAACCCGCTAGAGAAATCTGGCGGGTTTTTTGTTGACTTTGTTTAAACTACGTGGTAGAGTTAAGGAGTAATGAATATCGTAGATTACATTGTAAAGAATTGGGACACTCTTCCTAAGAGCAAGTTTGATGATGACCACATCGTAATTTTCAAGGAGATTGAGAATTGGGATGGTGGTTATGGTCACCACTCTTATGAGGGTATTGGTGTTGACAAGGATGGTAACGTCACTTGGTGTTACAGCTCTGGTTGTAGCTGTAGTGGTGGACCCTCGCTTGATACCAAGAAGGACTTGAAGGTGTTTGTTGTAAATGATGGAATTGATTTGAATGTAGATCCGTCTACTATTAATTTCAAGTCACTTGAGGTTGAGTTTACCAGTTATTAATTTAGAAAAATAAGATAGCAAGTTGTAATTAACAATATTCATTTTCATACTTATTAGTATGAAGAAATGGATTATATATAAAACAACTTGTACAGTCAATAATAAAATATACATAGGTCAACATAAAACTGATAACATTGATGATGGATACATTGGTAGTGGAAAACTAATTACCAGTGCAATTAAAAAATATGGAAAAAATAGTTTTAACCGAGAAATATTAGAAGAATGTTTTACATTTAACGACGCTAGAGAAAAAGAAGAATTTTATATTAAAAAATTTAATTCTACAAATAGAGACATAGGTTATAATATAACTCCATATGCATGGGGAGGTCAACCTATGACAGCTGAAACAAGATTAAAAATAAGTCAACTAAATAAAGGAAAAACTCGTTCGATTGAAACGAGAGAAAAAATGAGAAAAGCTAAAACAGGTACCACTTGGTCAGTACAACATAAATTAAATCAAATTAAATCTAAAATCGGTAAAAAATGGTATCATAATCCCATAACACTAGAATCTAAAAAATTCAAAGATGATGAGGGTATACCAAATGGATGGTTGTTTGGTAGAGGCAATACTCAAAAAATAGGACCTGAAAGGAAAAAACAATCTTTTTCTAAAGATGCACTTGAAAACATCAGAAATGCAAATCTAAATCCGGAAAAAAGAAGAAAAACATCTTGTACTTTGAAGGGACATAGTGTATCGTTAGAGACGAGAGAAAAAATAAAAAATAGTTTAAAAAAATTTTATGAGAAAACTAGCGTCAATCAAAAAAATTGAAGAAATCAAGTTAATTGAAGGAGCAGATAAAATTTGCGCATATCGTGTGGGGGGTTGGTGGGTAGTAGATTCTGTGACTAAATACAAGGTGGGTGATTTGGCTGTTTATTACGAAATTGACAGCTTTTTGCCGATCCGCCCTCAATTTGAATTTCTACGCAAGAGTAGTTTCAAGCGTATGGGTTCTACTGAGGGATTTCGTCTCAAGACCATTAGGCTCCGTGGACAGATCAGTCAGGGTCTATTGACTCCAATTCCAGAGGGTATTAGTAATCCAAAGGAAGGTGATGATTTGACTGAGGCTCTTGATATTGTCAAGTATGAACCTCCTATTCCCGCTCAATTGGCTGGAAAGATCAAGGGAACATTTCCTAGCTTTATTCCAAAGACTGAGGAAATTCGTATTCAGAACTTTGAGAGTGAAGTTGGATTTAGTCCAGTTGGTGAGCGTGCTTATATAACTGAAAAGTTGGATGGTACTAGTTTCACTTGTTATTTTAACAACGGTGTATTTGGTGTTTGTGGCCGCAATTGGGAGTTGTCTGAAACTGATGACAATAGTCTATGGCGTATGGCCAAGGTGCTTGAATTGAAGGACAAGATGACTAAACACGGCAAGAATATTGCTTTGCAGGGAGAACTAATTGGTGCTGGTATCAATGGTAATTTGTATGGATTGAGCGACCACAAGTTGTACTTCTTTACTGGTTATGACATTGATAAGGGTCGCCGTATGTTCTTTGATGAACTTGAGTGGGTATTGTTTGGTTTGCAATTGCAGATGGTGCCTGTACTTGAGAAGTATGGATTTGTAATTCCAAATGAAAACAATATTGTTGACTATATGTTGAGGTATGCTGAAGGTAAGAGTGTATTGAATATGGAAGTTGATAGGGAAGGTGTGGTTGTACGTGGTCTTGAGAAGGAGTTTAGTTTCAAGGCTATTAGCAATACGTATCTTCTTGGAAGTAAGGATTGATATCAAAAGGGAGGTATGTAACAGTACCTCCCTTATTTTTATGAAAAAGTATAGTATCAAGACAAATGATATTGGTATGTGTATGAGTGTAGGTTGTGATTTTTATCAAACTTGCACCAATAATAGTGTAAATATGTTTTACAAGACCAAACGAAAGTTTGAACCAGTGCTTGAAGAATCAATTTGTTTGAGTTATAGTAGTGGAAAGAATAGTAAAGACTACCCAGACAATTGTTATCCCAACGTATTGAAGAAGATTTATGAATCTGGATATTAAATTTGTGGAACTACCACAAGAACCATATAAAGTTCCAATGAAACTAGAAAAGACCACATTAAATTTATTTGTAAAGCATTTACCCACATCAAGTGTGTTGGAGTATTTGATTGAGTTATTGCCTAAGTGTACTGAAAATGGTCCGTGGATTGCTGGTGGTTGTTTACATAGAACCTATCGTAAGTTACCATTAACAAATGCTGATGTAGATGTATTCTTTAAAAACAAAGAACAATTTGAAAAGTTTGTATATGATCTGAGTGTAAGCAGTGTTACTGCGGGATATATAAAAATTGAATCTACCATATACAGTGAGTGGCATTGTACACTTACAATTAAGTATATGGATGTTGATTGGAAGATTCAGTGCGTAACATTCAAATATTTTGATACTATTGAAGAACTATTTAAGTCATTTGATATCAATGTATGTCGTATTGCTTATGATGGTACAAATGTAGTTTATGAAGGTAACGTATTAAACGAAATAAACAAC